CGCCCCGTAGGCCCCGTAGGTCGAAAAATTGATGGTCCGTAGACCGAGCGAAACATTCGTAGCCAGTGGTGACTGAAAAAAGACTCCGTTCTGTTTGTAATCGTTTTGCTGCGTCGTGGTTCCGTTCGGAGACCCTATGCCCTCGACCATAAGGTACGAAGGACTCACGAGCGTTGTGGTGCTTGCGTCCGTGGTCCGAACAGTCATGACATAGACGTTTGTGCTCGGGTCCGAGACGTACACGGGCAAAGTGAACGTGACTGTCGGAGACCTGTATTGATTCGTAGACCATTCCGAGACGATCTTACCCTGATCCACGGACGAGAGGATCACAGAGCTCACGTTCCCCGTCGTCGCCAGGAACCCGTGGATCAAGAAGGGACCGGCGGCCGTCATACGGAACGTGTTGGACGTGGGACTCGGCCCAATCTGAGACGAAAAGTAATTCAGGGTCCAATTCGCCGCCAAGTTGATGGTCTGATTCACGAGGGCCAGGGGACTGGTCGCCAAGGTCCACGTCTCGCTCATGTCCGTGATCAAGAGCTGGCCCGTCGCGCCGAGCCTCAAGGGTGTTCCAGACTGCGTCTCGAGATCTATGAAATAGTACTGGGTCGTGTCCGTCACGGTCAAGGGCACGACGACCCGTGGAGAGTTCTGGAGCGTCACGACGTCGTACGTGTACACGGCTGCGTTCCAGGTCCAGGTCGTGCCCAAAGGGTGTCCGTCACTTCCCCAGTAGCCTATACCGAGGCGCGTCACGGGGCCGGACAAAGGCGCCGAGAAAATGACCGCGTACGTCCCGGGATAAGTAAACTTGAGAGCGCCCCCGGCCGTCACACTAAAGTAATTCGTGTAGCCTTGTTGAGACGCAAAGAGTCCCAGGTTCAAGAACTGGGCCGTGAGACCGTTGGGCGACGTGTATGTCAAGGGCACGGCCGTCGAGGTCGGCCACCCGCCCGTGAACAAAAGGGTCGTCGTCTGATTGAACGTCGCGCTCGGATTGTACTGATACCAGCCCGATTGGAGCAAAGTGAAATTCACGTACGAGTTTGAACCCGTACTCGGAAAGGTCCAAGTTTGCGTGTTGCTCGTGTAACTCGTGAAGGCGTGAGGGTCCAGGCCGAAAAACACGCCCACGGTCTGTGCATCGGCTATGTTCATCGTGACGCTCGTGACGCTCGACCCAAAGTAAAACTGTTGTGCACTCGGGTCGTATCCGAGGACGGACGAGAGACCTCCGGCCCACGAAGGCGTCCCGAAGACCGTCGTCGTGAAATAGTAATCGAGCGTACCGGGCGAGACGCTCAGGGCTGTGCTCGACCCGTTGACGTACAGGTACGGAACCGGCCGTTGGACGTTTGCAGGCACGGGCCACTGGTACTGCGTCGAGTACGGAAAGAGACCCGGGAGCGTCACGGCCAACGTCATGGACTGGATGGTGTCCCCTTTGTACGGAACTCGACAAATACCCTGACCGCCCCAAACAATCTGTTGATTCTCAAAAGGAATATTGAACGCCTGAATACTGAACGGCGTGTGACGTCTGTATACGCCCCGAAAGTACGTCACGGAGGGCTTCCCCGTGAGGTACACATCTTGCATACCCAGAGCCGCGAGTTGGATACCACTCGCGCTCATCCTAATAAGTGGCCCTGAAAAAAAGAGGGGGCGCCGGAGCGCCCCTTTTTTCAGAGACGTCCGGTGCGCCCGCGCCCCCAGAGAAACCATAAACTCTACGCCAAGTCCTAGAATGAATATCCAACTCAGGAAATTCGACCCAACAAAAATGGCCGACGACAAGGTCTGCGTCTTCATAGGGAAGCGCGGAACGGGCAAGTCCACGCTCGTCACGGACATTCTGTGGCACAAACGTCACTTGCCCGCGGGTATAGCCATGTCAGGCACGGAAGAAGGCAACGGACACTATAAACAATTCATACCGGACCTTTTCGTCTATTCGGATTATAACAAGGCGGCTGTTGAGAAAATCATAGAGCGCCAAAAGAGAAACCTTGCTCTCGGCAAAGCCAGTCCGGTCTTTATACTTATGGATGACTGTATGTACGATAGGTCTTTCATGCGCGACCCGTGTATCCGCCAACTCTTTATGAATGGCCGACACTGGAAGATTTTCTTTATGATGACCACACAGTACTGTATGGACATGACCCCTATGATTCGGACCAACGTGGACTATGTCTTTGTGCTTCGAGACAACGTTCGCCAGAATCGTGAGAACTTGTACAAGGCTTTTTTCGGGGTCTTTCCGACCTTTGATCAATTTTGTCAAGTCATGGATGCATGTACCGAAAACTACGAGTGTCTAGTCCTCGACAATACGTCCAAGAGTAACGACGTAACAAACTGCGTCTTTTGGTACAAGGCCACACTCAGAAAGAACTTCCGGGTCGGGTCGCCGGCGCTTTGGCAGTACCATCAGAGGTTCTATAACCCGAGACATGCACAGACGCCGAGGTCAGGCCAAACGCTCGCGCGCAAACCGGGCGCAGGGACCGTAGAGGTGAAGAAGTTGAGGTGAATTGAGACCACTTCGGGGGCGCGAAGCGCTCCCGGTGTGTGATCGGGGAGGGTCTCCAAGACCGGGCCGCTTCGCGCGCCCCTTCACCCTGAAAAATCTCACAGGCCCTAACAGAAAATGGAGTCTTTCGACGCGACCGGTTCGACCGAAATCGCTTCAGTCATTCCCCAGGGCCTTATCGAAGCGCCACCCCAAGCGGAAAAAAACGTTGGCCAATCTCAAATGGCCGAGTTCTCCACGTCCATGGATGAGGTCATGCCTATGAGCGGTCCGGGGCTCGCGACGCAACAGGCGATGGCCGCCCCCATGCCTCCTCCTTCGGCCCAGCAGGCTCCTCAGGCAGCAGGAGGCCCGAAGAAGATTCCGTTCGGAATGACCGTCCAGCAGTACATGGCGGCTCTGGCCGGTCTGGCCGCCGTCGTCGCCACGTCCAAACAGGTCCAGGAACGGATCGCACAGATGTTCCCGAACGTCGAGCCCGGGTCCATGACCGCTATGCTCGTGACGGCTCTCGTGGCGGCTCTCGTGTTCTACGCAGCCGAAAAGTTCCTCTAGGGCCTTATGTTCTCTCCGCAGTACGGGCCCACGTACCCGAACTTGTACAGGTCGTGACGGGCACAGTACTCTTTGAGATCTTTGAAATTTTTCCAAAAATTATCAGAATGTTCATATTCCCGAACTGTTGAATGACTCAATTCGTGAATGAGAACGTGCATGGCCGTGTTGAGCGCCCGGGGGCCTATATTGTCCATGCACACGTAAATTTCGTACCCTTTGTTGACGTTATAGGCTATGGCCCCCTTTGATTTGGACCAACCATTCATGGCTGTGAGAATCACGGGTTTCTTCAGGGGTTCCCAGCGCGGATCGAGGTCCGGGTCCTCTCGGAGCACCTTTAACAGAACCTCGTACCTTTGCTTGAGCTGGGCCAAGAGCGGAGGGTCTTGAGTCCCGTACATCAAGATGACACACACGAGCGTGAGCCCGAGTGCCGTTATGATGAACGCCGTACCGTCCATCCCTACTCTTTTATTTTTATTTTTTTTTCTTGAAAACAAATTTCGAATACAGATCTGATATGAGCCCTGTGGGTCGTGGTACCATGGGTTCCCATAGGACCAGGTCGAGTCCAAGCACGCTCAGGTCGTGGATCAGGCGCGTCGCATCGAGCAAAGGCTCCGTGCGCCCCCCGGAGGCATAGAACGGTCCGTCGACGAGCCGGACGTGAAGACGGTCGCCCTGGAGCGCGAACGAGTTTCCCAAAGAGTCCTTGAAGTTCCCCAGGGGGTCTGCGAGCGCTTGGGCCCTGGCCTTTTCGGGCACGATACCTATCAGGAGCCCTCCGGGATTCAGGGACTCGCGCAGAGCCTTGAGAGACGCTCTGTACGTCACGGGGTCTTCACAGATGTAGTGGAGCGAAAAGTTGTAACACACGGCGTCATACGGCCCCGAGGCTTGTGCTTCGAGAATGGTCCCGGGACTCAGGAACCACACATCAGCCTTGGAATCATGGGCCCTCTGTTCCGCTTCGCGTAAGGATTCTTCGTCTGGATCTATCGCAAAGACGTGTGCTCGGGTCGCGCGCCACTTGAGCACGTCCCCGCCCCGGCCACACCCACAATCGAGCACTTTGGTCCCGGGCAAGACCCAACGACGAATAAGCTCTCTTTTGTAATCGTTATGGTGTTTTCTGAGAGCTTCCATTTTGTTAGCCACTTAAAAGAAAAAGGCACGTACCTTTTAAATGGGCGAACTCACGAGCGATTACTTGACGATCCCGGGCCAGCTGTTTGCGTGCGTGTCTTTCGTGGGTCCTGACCAGCCTCAGAAGAATGACCTCCTGGGCATGAAGATCCGAGGCTGTTTCCCGACCCGTGATGAGGCTTCCTCACACGCGAAGCGTCTGCAGAAGGAGGATGGACTCGTGGATATCTACGTGGTCGACATGTACAAGTGGCTCTTGATTCCGCCCGATCGCGACAAGATCGATGACGTACACTACGCCAACGAGAAGCTCGAGGAGATCATGGTCAAGTACCGTGAGAACCAGTCACAGGCCGCAGCCATGTTCGAGAAGCGCAAGCGTGACATGACCGCCAAGCCGCTCGATGGTCCGTACCCGTACATCGACCCTTCGGACGAAAACTCCAAGTTTTATAACCGTCCGGACGTTCCGCCGATTCCGCACCCTTCGGAGATTTTCGAGAAACTCAAGGAGGAGTTCCCGACCAAGGATGAGGATGTCCTGCGTCGCATGGCCGATGCAGAGGTCGCCATGGAGATTGCCCGACGCAAGAAGGAGGAGGAGGACCGGCGCGCGACCGCCTCAGAGCCCGCGGCTCTCGAGCCAGTCAACGAAGAGTCCGAGGTCGTTCCCGTCGTCTGAAAAAAATATACGCACCTAAAAGATGTGGTTGACACTCATAGGCCTACTTATCATTCTTTGGCTCCTCATGACGGCCTATAACGTTCTGCCCCGCGCGGTCCCACCGCCTTCCCTCGGGGACACGAGCGAGGCCCGTCCGCCCTATTACGATACTGATTTTTTGCTTAAAGAAACTGATACGCAAAGACGCGAAGGTGCGTGGGTCGGATTCCTCCAAGAGGACGTGTACAAGACGCGCACGGGTCCGATCGGTGATTTCGTCGGGAACGATTCACCGAGCGGGAAGGCCCCACTCTATTTTATAGCCTAGTCTGGCGCCACTTACTTGGCATGAATAACTACAGGTCTCATTGACATGAGCATCCCCATGATGATGATACCTATAGCGACGCCAATCAAAAGTTTATTGTCGACAAAAAATTCACTTTTTCTTTGTGACGGCTCGACGTCCTGGAACCTTGGCAGGAGCTGCTGGGGCGGGGGCTCGAGCCACTGGGGCTGGTACTCCTCCTCCTGAGTCTGAGTCGGATTCGCTTCCATTATTGTCCTCTTCGTCACTCTCGCTTTTATCTTCGACGATAAAGTCATCCAAGTCGGAGTCGGCTTCTTCATCTTCAAGTTCCGACTCGCTAAACTCCACGTGAGAACTCACGTCAGACTCGGCTTCATCATACTCATCACTCGCGTAGTCGTCCTCGACTTGCTCCACGGGCTCGTAGCGAACAGGGGGCTTGGACACACGTCCTGAGCGCGTACGCAAAGACTCAGGAGCGGGTCCGACCGACGAATCCATTCCCGACGGCGATTCCAGTAGGGTTGACATATATTGTATCCATAGGTTTTGAATCGTTTAAGTAATACGTGAATGGCTGATCTGGAATAACTTCGTTTAAGAATTTAGGTCTCTTAGGTCCTGCAACGAGCTCGCCTTCGTATCCGAGTCGGTCCGCCAGCGAATTGAGCTCGTCTGTGAAGTTTGTATTCATGAGACCCAGGTTCCTGACGTGTTCGACAGCCTGATACAAGTGCCCGACCTCGAGACCCTTGTCAAACTCACGAATCTCCGTCAGGAACGACTTCCATTCGTTGGGATCCAGGCCCGAGTACTTGTGGACCTGTTCCTCGAACGCCCTGAAACGTCCCGCGCCAGGACGGGGGAAGAAGGTCCACAGCACGAGGACGAGGAGAAGCATCCACACGAGGATGTTCATTACTGATACTTGGCGGGAGAAAATGCTCACGGCCCTGAAACTCAAGACACTCTTCGTTCAGACACTTTTGCTGGATCGTTCCGTTAAGTATATAGAACCATACATGATTCGATTTGTGCTCGGCCTGGATCCTTTCGCACCATTTCGAGTCCGTCTCGACGTAGAGCCCCTTGCCTTCGCCTCTCTTCGTCCTTCGGACCGCTTTGACCCGTGCGTTCGCCTGTCCGTCCATGTTCTGACGTATGAAACGCTCGAGGAGACCCGAGTCGTTCAGACTCGGAGGGGCTCTTGACTTGGGTGGTGTCCCGCCCGTAGTCCGAACGGCGAACATCTTGAGCGTCTCGAGTCGGGGCGTCGCATCGAGTCGTTCGCCCGACGGTACGGACTTCCAGGGGACGTACGGTCGACCCTCGGGTTTCTTGTGTGACCAGAGACACCGAAGCCCCGAGCCTCCATAGACGCTCTGGTCGATCGTCTGGTCCCAGTGAGTCCCCGAGCCGAGTCCGAGCAAGATGCGCGTCCTGAGCGCCAAGGCCTGGTTCTTGTCCACGACGAGATCTGGCCAGTGTATGTGTAGGCCAGACTTGATCAAGAGTTTCTCCTTACGGGCCGGGGCTCGGGCCGTCACGCACCTGCCTGGATCACCCACGGATTCCCATATTCGTCTGCACAGGTCCATGGCGTCCTCGTCTTCAAGGGCTCGTTCGGATTTGAAATCCACATCAACAAAAAATTTAAAAAATTCTGTTTTTTGTTCAACGACGTACAACTTCTTCCCCAAAGAAAGGTCCATGAGATACGCTGACCAAAACGCGTCTAGGTCTGTATCGGGCACGTGGAGCTGTCCGCCATTCATGAGGACGTGTGTCGGGCTCTCACCCGGTCCGAGATTCCATCGTTCTATCATCGTGAAGATCAAGCGCCCCTTTTCTCTAACCTCGACCGAAGAAATAATCAAAGGCTGATTTGGGTGGCGGGGCCGGGGGCTCTGCTGCCGGCGCGGGGGCTTCCCTCCTCTTCTCCTCTTCGATCTCGATCCAGTGATGGATCTGCTGGATAGAATACTTGAACAGGTCCGAGGGGGACGTGGAGTCATCGTTGCGCAGATTCAAGAGTCGGACGATAAGTTGTTCCTTCTTTTGAGTCATTTATAACGTTTCAGGAATTTAAAATAGAAACCGGGCCGCATCGCGGCCCTTTTTTTAAGTGCGGGAACGAATCCCCTCCTTTCGCCGAGTCTGAGGAAAAAGAGCCCCTACGGGGCTCGTCTCTTTTGCATCGGCGCTCTAGGCCCTCAGGAAGAACGTCTGTTTCTCGGGCGTCCTTAGGACTTTATGAAACTGGGGGTTCTTCAGGACGTGCGTACGTATCATCTCCCAGAGGTCCCGACGACCCGTGATTCCTTCGAGTGTATCAAAATCGCAAGAATCATTCTCGTCGTAATTTTTGCGAAAGGGTACTTCGTGCCCTTCCATTTTCGCCTTTTCTTGGTGAAACTTTGAAACTATCTGACTCTGTTCGGCCGGCGTCATGGGGACGTCGAGGACGTATACGTGATACACGTTATTCACGCCATCCGAATCTTTGAAGGAAAAACTGAAATAGGAATACGTTCCCTTTTTCAGATTTATGATCCCCCGAGTCTCTTCTTCAAGTTCACGAATTGCACATCGCAAAGGATTGAATATCTCACGTCGGCGACACCCGCCCGTGACGAATGTCCATTCCTTGTAGCGCCTATCGTGGACCAAGAGAAACTTTGGGGGACCGCCGTCACTACTGTAACTTACCGGAACTGCTATGCTTTTGTGCCGTTCCGTCGGAAGGTCCTTCTGAGACTGCTGCATTTCTGGCGTCTCCTATTCTTGGTCCATCAAAATATTTCGAGAGGTTCTGCGTGCTTGGGTCGTACGTGACCAAAAACACGAGACCCAAAAGGAGGACCCACGGCCAGAATTGCATCGTGGTTCCTTTTGTAAAGTACCCATAAAAATTTACGAGGCATATAATACGCTCCCCATTCCCTTCTGCACGCGCAACACGTTATAGTTCACGGCGTACAGGTAAGGGTAGCTCACAGACGGGTTCGCGAGGGCCGCCAGACCGCCCGGGAGCATGGTAGGCACCACGAGGCGGTACGTGTCGAGCCGAGAGAAGTTGAGGGTTCCGGTCGGCTGCAGCTTGCTCGTGTCCAGGCAATAAGGCAAGATCAGGATCGGAGTCTCGTTGTGACCGCCGAGGTAGCCGTACTGGGTATGGTAGTACTGATTCGTGTCGGTAAAGATGGGCAAAGGCAGAGACTCTCCGACATCCACACCGTTAATCTGCACCTTGAGTTGGTAATTGGAGGCGTTCAGAGAGTTCAGACCAGACTGGTAGATGGAGCCGTACGCCTGAGACTGGAAGGCCAAGAACTTGACTGGGTGGGCCAGGGCCAACTCCTGAACAGCCTGGGAACTCAGGGGCACGCGCTGGACCTGAGTAATCAGCAAATCATGAGAGTTCTGAGCAAAGTACTCACGCTCGGCCTGGTCCAAATACACGAAATTGGCCCAGAGCTGGAAAGTCAGGCCCGCGTAGGTCAAGTTCTGAGAGCTTGTCGAGCTCACGAAAGACACGAGCGTCTGGGGCAGGATGGTCGTTGCCACGGTGGTGGCCGGGAAAGCCACCGTGAATGTCGTCGAGGTCACATTCGTCACGTAGACGGGGCCGGGCAAAGGCAGACCGACCACGATGTTCCCGACGGTGATGCCCGAAGAGCGGAGCTGACTCACGTACGACAGGGTTGCCGTGGTGCCGGCCGGGATGGTCGCGGTGGTCACGAGGGCCGAAGCGTTCGGGAGCCAGAACCCGAGATTCGTGCCAGTCTGGTACTCGCTCGTGATGTTCGCCGAAGCGGTATTCGCAAAAGACACGACGGCGTTGGACAGACCCGTGGAGCTGACGTTAGACAGGGACTGCACGACAGACAGGCCGTTCGCGCTCAGAATGTCCGAGGTCGCCGCCACGTTGCCGACCACGAGTCCTGAAGACAGGGGACCGACAAAGGTGTTGCTGGTCAGGACCAGGTTGGCCGTGTTGCTCGAGGCGGCGAACCCGGCGCCGTTACCCGTGACAACAGACGCCGCCACGTTAGCACTCGCGTACGGGTTGCCCATGCTGGTCGCGGTAGGGGGGCCAAAGTTCACCTGGCTGCTGAGGCCGCTCGACCACGTGATGCGGAGCTCAACATCGTGGTACTGCAGGGCCACGAGGGGCAGGCTCACGGACCAGTCTTTACAGAAGAAGAACTTGAGAGGGAAGAAATTGTTCGCCTTGTTGGTCGGGCCCGTCGGGGTCAGGGTCTCGTTGTTCAGGTAGCGCTGGTTGAAGGTCTGGGCGCCGGTGCACGGCTCGATGTCCGTCATGTAGTTGAAGTCCTGCAGATCAATCACCTGGCCACCAATCAGGAGCTCCACACGATCAATCACCTTGGACCAGTCCAGATTCTGGACCTGAGCACCGTTCTGATCACGAGCAGTAAGATACACATAAGACAGAAGATCGCCCTTCTTTTCGAAACGGACCATGGAAATGGAGCCGGGGGTCGGCTGGCCCTGGATAATCTGACGCTCGCGGGCTGATGCGTAGTGAGTGTAGCGCTTGTAGTTGGAACGAAAAAAAGAAACCTCTGGCTGTCCAGTCAGCCATGTGTCCTGGGCACCCGTCGCGACGAGCTGGACAATTCCTCCACTCATTTTACTAGAAGGCACAGAGTTTTTTCAGGGCTCACGACGCGGCCCAAATTGGTGATGCCAAAGGGTTCCCAGTAATTTGGTTCCGGGCCAGGTTCAGATTCTGGTCGGACGCCAAGGGGTTCCGGTTCGACTTGGCGTTGTTGAGGCTCCAGTTCTCGGGCGCCTTGTACGGTCCGCCACCTCCTGCGGCGTACAGATTCATGGGACCCGGCTGGAGCGGGATGGACTCTTCACGGACCTGGGTCGCCGCGCCCACCTGGCCCTGAGGGTCCGCACGGACGTTCATACGCTGACCGTTTCCGGCCCGGTCCGGGTTCACACGATTGCCCGTCGAGTGCGGCAGGCTCGTGTCCGTCAGGCCCCGTGAATACGGCTGGTAGACCTGAGCGTATTGTGCCGGTCCGAGTCCGAGCGTGTCGAACCGCTGGCCCGTCTCTTGACGAATGGTCGTCGCACGCGTCTTGATGTTGTCCGGACGACCCTCGGGCGCCCGAATGATACCTTGACCCTGTCCGCTGTTCTGGGCCGGCGGGCGGTACCATGACTTGGTCGTCTTGGCCTGGTGGCTCATAGAGCCGTTGATGAGCCCGGATCCCTGGGGGAACTGCGTACCGCCGCTCTTGACGAAGTAATTGGCCGGTCCCTTTTCACCCGGGAGCGTCACGAGCTTCTCCTCGTTCACGTTGTTCGGCAAGGCCCGGAAGAACTGCTGGAACCCGCCGATGGCCGGAACGTTGGCACCGACGCCCAGACCCGGTCCGACATTCTTGCGTTCTATGGGTGCAAGGTTATTCTGCTTATTCGTGACGTTCTCACGGTTATACAGGTCGTACACGGGCTCTCCGTGCGGGTACCTGTTCGCCATCGGGGACCAGTCCTGGAGGCTCGACACCGCCTCCTTCGGCGGGAGGTAATCATCGCCGATACGCCGACCGAACGAAGGGTTTATGGGCCGAAGACCGTACGCATCCGCCTGGTGCGTGTGAGAATCTCCGGCAAGTTCTGTATCAAATTTCGTCAGTTGACGAGGAGGAGGAGGGGCCTGCATGATCGCGGTGGTTGGCGGCGAAGGAGGAGACTCGTCTCCGCTAAATCTTTGACCGGCAAACACAAGACCAACGACAGCCGCGAGGGCCAACGGATCCATATTACTTTTAGTTTTTATTAAATTTCCTAGCCCGTGTACGGGAAAGGGCCCCGGCCCGTCTTGGCGGCCCAGGGCGTAGGCTTGAGCGTCAAGTACGGCACGACGGAAGGGTTCCTCTGATCGAAGCGGTTGTTCTGGTCGTTGCTGTACGTGCTGATAGGGTTGAAAATGAGCGTCGGGAACGGGTCCCGCAGGTACAGATTCGGGAAATCGTACGGGCGTTCCGTGTACCCTGCGTTCCACTGGCTCGTCGTCTGGGACCGGAGGGCGTCATCGACGCGCACAACGTCATCGAGCAAGATCGTAGCCGGACCTTGCCAAATCTTCGGCTGGAGCGTGAGACCGTCTGTACGGAGATTGCGCCCCATCGTTACTTTGTACCTAGTTTTTTTTCTAGTGTCCGCCTCCGTAGCCACCTCCGTTTCCGGCACGCATCTGCGTCTGCTCTGGGAAGTGGAACCGGTCGCTGTCGATGTTGGCCACGCCCGAACCATCCTTGGCAAAGGGAGCAAACTTGGCGCCGAAGGCCCCCTCGGCAAAGGCCGTCTGGTCGTTCGGAATCGTGCTCGAGGCCGGCGTGTAAAAGTTGCGCTCTGCGTCCCTCTTCTTTTCAAACGGATGGATAAAGTCCCAGACCTTGGCGGTCTCTTCACGCACGCTGGGAGCCCATGCCGCTGGAGGACGGTCCGGACGGTCCCTGTAATCCGTCATGAGCACGTTCCCCATGGGGTTATCTATCGTCGGGAGCGTGACTGTGTCCCGGCCCCAAAATGCGGTCCGATCCGTCTCGGGTTGGGTCGGGCGGAGCTTTCCGTCTGGAATCTGATTGTTCACGTACAAAAAGTAAAGAACGCCCAGAACAAGTAGGCCCAGCGCCAGAATACGAGCGTCGCGCTTTATGAGATACAGGACACACATGGCGTACACGATAAAGCGAGTCGTGGCGCTGACCCGGTCCTTGGCTGACTGCGTCGCTGTGGGCCAGAACTGCAAAAGTTTGTCCTTTCGAAATATTTCTTTAGGATCCATCTACTACTTACTTGGTAGTTTTTTTCGGCCTGGCGCCAGAAGGGCGACGGCGCGGAGGGGCTGTAGCAGCAGCTCCGGGCCCCATCATACCAGCGAGCAGACTGCTCATGATGGATGGATCGAACGCTCCACTCTCTGCGCACCTCTTTGCGGCGCCCTCTATCGCCTCAAGCGTCTCGGGCGGGAACATGGAGAGCGTCATGGCGATCATGTACAGACCGTTCAGGTGCTGCCAAATGGCATCCTTGGTCCGCGCACTCGCCGAGGCCCACACGGGCCCGAACGAAAACTGCTGAATAAACGAGGGGTCCCGAGACGTAAGCGCCTGGGCCTTGGCGGTCGCCAGCTTCATAAACGCCGTCATGGGAGCCTTGGAGTCGGACGCCTTGAGCTCATCAAACTCGGACTTGAATTGAAGGACGTTCGGGTCGTCCGGAAATGCAAGGCCGAGATCTTTCACAAAATCGCTGTACATCTCGTTAAAGGCGTCTAGAGAACTCATTATTTCTGGGACGTCTCATCTTTTTAACTTAAAACGGTTCGAGACTTACGGATTCCCTGTGGCCCGAACCCTGAGAGACTATGAAGTACACGAGGAGCGCCACGAGAAACGCAGGCTTGGCGTACTCCGAATTGGGAACCTGGGTCCGTCCGTTCAATTTGTTTTTGCCATACAGGTACGCCATGGTCACGGCGGAGGCGATGACGGCAGCGCTCAGGGGCTGACGAAAGTAATGATCCATCTATGAGAATTACACATCTTTTTTCCCAGTCTCGGGCGCGTCCGGGAACAGTTCTTCACGGTGCGTCACGGGCGCGACGGGCGTGACCGTGACGGTCTTCGTCCCGCCGGGCGTCTCTGAAATTTCTGGAAGCGCAGGAGTCCCGGACGCTTCGGCAGCATCGAGCGCCTGATCGAGATCCGGAGCGGGAGCCTCGGGCTCCGGGAAGGAATCGGGTTCCGGCTCCGGCTCCGGCTCTGCGTCCCCGTGTTCCATCTCGAACTCTTCAGCCTCTGAAGGCATCGTCAGGTACGCGTTCAGGATCTCCTCGGTCGGCACGAGATTCTCTATCGTCTCACGGATACACTTCGTGAAGCGCTTGTTGAGTTCATCACGCCGCTCGCTCGCGGGTTTTTCGTCCGTGATGACCCAGGGCTCGTCGTACAGGTCCCGAGCGCACTCTATGAAACACGTGTGCACAAAGACGTCGTTGCTCGGCAATTTCAAAGAAATTTTCTTGGACGTTTTGTCTATGCGGATTGCGCTCAGAATCTTCACGTGGATCACAAAGACGGCCGCTATGAGCCGAGGGAACAAGGGGCACTCCTTCATGATGTTCGCCACGTGTTCCTTGACCTTGACGTTCGACCACTCGCTCTTAATCTTACGGAGATTCTGCCTGTAATTATCCACAAGTTTACGGTCCTTATTCTCTTTTTTGGTATCTTCCCAGATCACCCAGAAGGTATCCACGAGTTCTGGAAGCATGGCCGTGACGAGTTTGCTTGAAAAGCGACGTTCGGCATCGTTAAGAACCTCCATGAGTCTACTACGCTCCAAGTAAATTAATCACTGTCCTTTTCGCAACCGCGCCGCCGTCTTTTGAAGGTTCGCCAGGCCCGAAAACAGGTCGTCGCCCGGCAAAGACTCTTGGACAGGCGCAGAAGCCCTCGGGACCGCTTGGGCCCACGAGATCATGAAGTGCCCGTGTTCCGTCCCGCGCGTCACCTTGTATCCTGCCCTCTTGAGTTGGCGCTCGATGTACTCCGTGGCTTCTGAAAAGGGGTACATGGGAAATCCAAGGACCATCGGCGGAACGACGAGGGTCGCGAACGTCTCACGACGGTCCGCAGCCGCCTGGACCTTTCGTGAAAACTGTTCAAGAATCGTCTGGTACGTCTGCTTTCGAACGTTCCGGCGCTGGTGCTCACGCTCAGCGAGTTCCCTCGCACTTATCATCCTAGGAAAACCAGAGACTTTCTCACTTGTACACGTACGCATCGAGTCCAGGCAAGTTCTTGGTCTGGGCCAGGGCCTGTTGGACCTGGGTCGCCAGGGAGTCCTCGACATCCTTGTATGACTGGTACCGGTCGGGCATGAACGCCTGGAACGGGCCCCGAGCATCAGGAGAGCTCGATGTCACTTGCTTGAGGATCTGGACCGTGCCATCCTGGGCGACGGTGGCTGTCACGTCGTACTGGTTTCCGAAAAACCCACGGGTATCGAGGAACAAGAAGCGTCCGTTGTACTCCGTGCCGCCCTGTGAAGTGCTCGAGGGCGTGATGAAGACGGTGTCGACAGGCTGAAGCCAAGGGGCCCCGGCCTGTATCTTTTCTATGATGGCCTGAATGATGCTCCGGGGAACGACAGGCGCTCCAGGGGGAGGGACCGACACGTAAAAGGAACTCGAGTTCCAAAAGAGAAAGGCTGTTGTGGCCGCCACGAGACCCAAGATGAGTACGTCGACCTTTCCGGCCCCCATCTCTGTGTTAATACAGGCCCTCAAAAAAATTATGAAAGTGTATGGCTCTGCTCATCTTTAGCGACAAGTGCCAATTTTCTTTTGAAATTTTAAATTTCGTCAAGAGCAACCCGAGCCTTGGACAGATGCTCCGGTACCATAACGTCTCGACCCACGGGCGCCCGTCGAACCCGAACGTGACGCGTGTTCCCACGCTCGTGACGGCCGAGGGACAGATTCTCGTCGGGTCCGAAGTCCGAAACTGGCTCGAGTCTATGCTTCCTGTAGAGATCGAGATGTGGAGCGGTCCTGGAGGGCTCTTGACCGCTTCGCTCGACGGGGCCGAGGGCGGCCCTGACCTGTTCGCACTCGATTCGTACGGACAATCCATGCAGCCCATACTGACACCTGAACTCAAAGAGAAGATTGGAAAGAGTGTCACGGATGCTTATCAACAAAAGAAATCAAGTTAAAAGGGACCCGTCCGAACACTCTAATGCACTTTCGGACCGTTCAGGCGAACGCTATTAAAGGAATATTCGAAGTCCTCAAGGATATCATCAACGATGTGAATGTCATCTTTGACTCTTCGGGTATGAAGATCCTGACGCTCGACACGGCCAGGGTGACGCTGGTCCATATGACGCTCGCGGCCGAGAATTTCGAAGAGTACTCATGTCCTCAGCCCATCACGGCCGGTCTGAACATGGGCAACACGTTCAAGCTCCTCAAGTCGGTCTCGACGGCCGATACGCTCGAAATGAGCATCAAGGGCACAGAGCACCTCGAGTGCCACATCGAGAATGTGGCCAAAAAGTCCAAGACGAGTTTTAAACTGAAGCTTTTGGACATTAACGAGGACATACTCGAGGTTCCCGATATTTCCATGGATATCATCACGACCATGCCGAGCATAGACTTTCAGCGTATCGCTCGGGACATGGGCAACTTGGCCCGGGACATGGAAATTGTACGCGAGGGCCAAATGCTCACATTCTCGTGCTGCGGCGACTTTGCGGACCAACAGACTGTCCTCGAGTTTCCCGAGACGGTCCCGAACCGTACGGGCTCTTCGTACAATCTCAAGTACATCAACATGTTCACGAAGGCGACGAGTCTTTGTTCATCCGTGCAACTCCTTCAGGATTCATCAGACCAAGACATGCCCATCGTGTTCAAGTACGGTATAGCCAACCTCGGTGACGTCAGGTTCTACTTGGCCCCGAAAATAGAAGAGTCTTAAAAGAAAAAGTTTTAAAAAAAATAAAATGGAAGCCCGGTTCAACGAAAAGGTACGTGAGTTTCAGGCCCTTATAGAAGAGACTCGGGACCCGAGGGTCCGGAGCGCCCTCGAGGCTGAAATGTATGAATATATGATTCTTTCTGCGCCCTTTATCCGTGAGTACCATGAAGAGACGGACGCCACGGTCACGAGCACGAAAAAGGTCGCCGGAGTCCAGATCCAGTCTCGAAAGGGCATACAGCGCCAAGACATATACAAGTCGTACCTCGAGAATGTCGAGGGCCGGGACATGCCAACGGCCCGACGACGAGACGAGGCGCACCTTTTACCGTGTAGGGCCTGTGGAGCCATGTACTCGAAAGTGCTCGATGAAGTCTCTTCGGAAGAGATCTGTAAAGAGTGTGGCGTGTCCGAGTTCTTTTTGGGCGACGAGGTCGGCTTCAAGGAGGAACAAGAGATGGAGAAGAACATCGTATATTCATACAAGCGCGAAAACCATTTCAACGAATGGGTCAGTCAGTTCCAGGCCAAGGAGTCGACGAGCGTCCCGAAAGAAGTCATAGAACAACTTCGGGCCGAATTCAAAAAACAAAGGGTCAAGGACCTTTCGGAGATTACGCACGAAAAGGTCAAGGCCCTACTCAAAAAGCTCGGACACTCGCGGTTCTATGAACACGTGCCGTACATCACGACGATTCTCAACGGGATACAGCCCCCGACCATGAGTCAAGCTCTCGAGGAGCGTCTCAGACTCATGTTTTATCAGATTCAAGAACCTTTTGAGAAACATCGACCAAAGGATCGAAAGAACTTTTTGTCCTACTCTTTCGTTCTTTACAAAATGTGTGAATTACTCGGCGAAGACGATTACCTCCCGTGTTTTCCCCTCCTCAAGTCCAAGGAGAAATTGTACAAGCAAGATGAGATCTGGAAGGGCATCTGTAAAGAACTTAAGTGGGCCTTCTACAAGACCATCTAATAAAGCAGACGCGCGTCTGTCTGGAAAAATGCTGTGGCCCCAGCACGTGTTCTTCACGCAAGTGGTCCTGGGCACCACAACCTTGTGGTCCGTGGCCCCTGACGTACCCATGGCCGTGTTCCTCGCGCCCTGGGCCCCTCCGTGGTCTCTCGTACAAGACTGGTGGCTCTATTCAGTCTTGTACAAGGTCCCGCATTCTTTTTTGTTCTTACTTTTGATCCGGAACGAGAGGATCAGGAAAATATGGGCCTTGCACATCTTGCTCGACGTGCTGACTCATACGGGCCGGTGGTCCATAGA